AAAATTGTTGATGAATATCGTAAGTATCAGGATCGTAAATTTGAAGCGATGCTTGATCTCAAGGACAAGGTTGATCTATTCAGCGGCATTACTTATAAAGACAAAGATGGTGCGGTACGGAACTATGGATTTGGTAGAATAGTGTCAGCAATAACGGACAAGGGAAAGGCCAGTACTGATGTGCCTAAAGAACTTGAACAGGCTCGTGGTAATGTATTTGTGCCTGACATTGTTGCTGGCAGACAAGACATACGGGTAATGATTCTAGGAAAGAGTTACCCAACATCTGTTCTCAATGATATTGCAAAGGTAACGGCTGAGCTTTCTCGCAAGAGACTGGTAAGAGAAAAGAAGGAATAAGCAAAGAATGATGTCTTTCAATGGCAAAGCACTGAAGGTAGTGGATTCTGAAATCGATGATCTGGCAAGGGAACTGGAGGTAGAGCCAGCAGCCTTTAGGGCTGTGATTGCTGTCGAGGCGGCTGGATCTGGCTTCGATAATGCAGGAAGGCCAAAGGCTCTGTTTGAGCGTCATTGCTTCCATAGGCAGCTAATCGGCAAGCCAGAACTTCTGGAGAAGGCAGTGGCTGCCGGTCTGGCCTACAAGGTCTGGGGAACAAAGCCCTATCCAAAGGGATCTGACGCCGTTTACGACGAGATCCGGAGGGCTGTGGAACTGGATGAGACTGCTGCCCTTCTGTCTACCTCTTGGGGTCTTGGACAGATCATGGGCAGCAATTTCAAGCTTGCAGGATGCGCTACAGTAAAGGAAATGGTAGAGCAGGCATGTGAGTCGGAGGCTAACCAGCTAAGGCACATGGGGTCTTTCCTCAAGTCCACGAACCTTCTGAAGCCTCTACGATTCAAGGACTGGGCAGCATTTGCCAAGGGCTACAACGGTCCAGCCTATGCTACTCATGGCTATGATGTAAAGCTGGCCAATGCCTATGCCAGACTGTCGCAGCCAAAGAAGTAACATACTTAAAGAAGGAAAGGAATGAACTCAAATGGACTTGGGCAAGATCGCTTCCGGCATCCTAGGCGCAGTCGCTCCAGTATTAGGCACAGCCATTGGAGGACCATTTGGTGGAATGGTGGCATCAAAGCTGAGCGAAGCTCTATTGGGAAAGCCAGACGCCGATCCAGAAGAGCTTAGGCAGGCAATCGAGAAGGCCAGTCCGGAACAGCTAGTTCGTATCAAGGAACTGAATAACGAGTTCCTTGTAAAGATGAAGGAACTGGATGTCGATGTCGAGAGGCTTCACTCGGAAGACAGGAACTCTGCCCGCAACCGAGAGGTGCAGACAAAGGACTGGATGCCCCGAGCACTTGCATTCCTTATAGTCTTTGGCTTTATGGGCACCGTATTCTCGGTTCTATTGGGTTATGTAGATGGAATGAAGGACCCCTTGACTGCAACCACTGTAGGCACCCTGATTGGCTTTGTAAGCGCGAAAGCAGAGCAGGTGGTGTCCTACTATTTCGGGTCCTCTTCCTCTTCTCAGGTGAAGACTGCGCTCATTGCAGAGCAGGGAAAGAAGCAGTAGTAGCCATCACCGCTGTGGAGTCTTCTGGTCATTTTCGCCATCTTCATCATTGTATGGTACTTCCTCTTGAGGATCTTCTTCATGCTCGATAGTGACGATTTCATCACCCTCGTCGTTGTTAGCTTCCTCATCTGCTTCATCGTCGGACTCTTCGTCCTCCCCGCTCTTCCGTGAGAGGAAGCTGCAACGGACAAGAAGCTTCATTGTCCGCTCTTCGCCCAAGATCTCAAGGCTCTTGATGATATCCTCCTCAAGCTCCTTGATGGTCTTGGGGTTTTCTACAGAAATACCACCCTTTACCTTGGATAGAAGCTCTAGTGCCTTTAGGGCGCTTTGGGTGTGATTGTTGTTCTTGGCATACTCGTACTGCTTCTCGATCTCGGCTAGTACATCAATATCCGAGATGCCATTCTTCTCTAGCTCGGCAATACGAGCAGCGACATCTGGACTATTTACAAGTCTATATCCCTGTGCCTGTGCCGTTCCTTCGGCATAGCCAGCAGCCTTTGCCGACTCGGTGGCGTTGCGGGTAACGACATAGTGTCGTGCAAACTTCTCTTGCCGTTCATTGACCATAACTGGCTATCCGATCAATCATGCTGCCTTGCTGGCATGGAAGAACTGCGAGAAGTGCGGGACATTCTTGTACCTTGAGTGATCGTAGATCGTCTGGACAAGTGTGTTCTTTCCGTATACCTCGATTTGCATATCGACATCTTCCTTTTGGAATAGACGCTCGCAGTCCTGTGCCATTGCCAGTAGCTCTCCAGTAGTCCAGTACTTCTGTCCAAAGGCTTCGACGTTGAAGTACTTTGGCCTGTTCTCGGACGTTTCCTTCTTCATCTCTTCAGTTACATCTGGAATTGATCCATCAAATCCAAACAGATGGAACTTTCGGAACCCAACGATGTGGGCCATGCCGATAGCCCTCATGGCAGAGCATGTTCCACCAGTAACGAATACAGTATCTTCACCCAGATCAATCTTTGCCTTCACGGTAAAGTTCTGTGGATTGGCTGCCTGCTGCACCGCTTCCGAGTAGGCGTGCCAACCGTAGACTGTCGCCCCCTTCTCAAGCAGCAGCTTTGTCACGCTGGGATCGGTCATGGAAGCGATGAAGAAGTTGGTCTCCTTTCGGATGTCCTTGAACAGGTCCTTCCGAACGACACCGTGCGTGGACACACCATCTACTGGCCGTGGGTCCAAGATCACGCAACCAAAGGGAACGATGCCATTCTCGATGAGCTTTGGGTAGCTGTGCTTTACGCAGAAGACATATGAACCAGTTGCCTTGATAAACTCCTTCAGCATCTTGTAGTCAACTGAAGGACCGCCGGATACGATGATTGCCTTATCCTCATTGAACGGATACTTCTTGACGAAGGACCAGTTCTTGATCAGCTTCATGTTCTCTTCGATATTGTTGAGGATGTATTCCTTTGGAACGCTATCTCGTGGCCTTACGATGATCGGGACCATCAGCAGGTTCTTCGGGATCTCTGGCAGACCCTCTGCATTGAGCAGGGCAACCAGATGGGTAATGCCACCACCCTTTACCTTGTCGGTTGATGGAATGACCGTGATCTTCTTACCCTCACCCTTCAGCTTGTCAAACAGGCGATTTGTACCAAGATATTCATCTCCGAGAATCTTGCCATCTTCGTCCTTCGAGAAGTAGTCATCGAAGACAATGACTGGAACATGCTTTAGGTTCTCGTAGTCAGACAGAACAGTGGTCTCGCTATGGCCGCCATCGATGTATGCAAAGTCAACAGACGGGATGGTATTCACGGCATTGGTCAGTGTAACCTTCGAGTCACCCTTGTGAAGCTCGCAAGTGAAGATCTTGTTCCTGTCCTTCTTCATCTTGTCTGCAAACTGCACGAGACGATCACGAACAGAGTCGAAGGTATTGTGACGCTTGGAGTTCAGTTCGATCTTGTCTAGTTCTTCGGTTGCTTCTTCGAACAGATCGAAGCCGGTATAGTGGACGCTGTCCACCTTCTCGAACGCAGCAAGTGCCATCTCGATAGCCCTTCCACCGTTCCAAGTGCCGACCTCAACGATATGGAAGCTCTTCTTTCCATCCGAGTAGGTACGAACAAGATCGGCAAGCTTCTTGTATCGACCAGCAGACACATCCGGAGCAACTGTGTTTGGAAGCGGCTCCTTCAGATTACCCTTGAAGTGGGTCATGTACTGGGACAGGGGAGACTGCATGAACGCAGCAAGTCCCTTTGCAGTTGGCGTGAGGTTCTGGACCTTTGCGCCATGAGCCGTGTAGATCTTCAAGAGCCTTTCGAAGATGAATCCATCGTGCCACTCTCGATAGGAGATGACCTCTCCGATATCATAGCAGCCGCGAAGATCAGCAAGGAAGTACGGAGACACGTTTGGGTTGGCCATGTTGAAGGCCATGAAAGATGTCTCGCTGTAGTCCGAGTCAGTGCGACCAAGATGGACAATATCTGCCTGCTCATGGACAATTTCCTCAAGCTTGCTCTTTGAGAACGGCTTGTTGGTGATCGTGTCTGCATCCAGCCAGCAGATGAGACCGCCATTTACATCATCAGGAGTGGTGAACAGCGCAAAGTCAGTAAGTGCATAGACCTTGTGGCACCACTTGACGGCATCCATCCTCCAGTTGTATGGGGTCTTCCCGCCCATAGTTCCATCGTACTGCTTCATGCGCTCACGATAAGCGATCATGTCCTCTACTAGATTCAGATTCCTGTAGGTGATCTTGTCGGAGGACGGAAGATCATTGATCGTATCGTTATCGAAGTCATGGAAGTAGGCATACAGATGAAGATCATCGCTCCAGTTCTCGATGACCGAGAGGAGCATCTTCTTTGCGTACTTGTTGTAGCCGTCCTTGCTGAAGGACGTAACAAAATTGATCTTCATGCCTATGTATTCCCTTTTCTTGTTATTTATATAGTTGATTATCAAGAGAGCGTACTTGGATAGATAGAACAGTCAAGACGCTCCCTATGCCACTCATCCGCGTACTTTGCATCGATCTGACGCTTGCCGGTCCAATTGGAGTAGGCAGGACCACCAGTTGTAAAGTGTACACATTTTGCTTCGATGGCTGCTGGTGAATGACCATCAAGCCAGTTCCATTCCTCATTGTATCCGTGAACGTATTCATCGACAGAGTCAAGCCAGTTGAAGCCATGAAGCCAACTGCCAGACTTTGTATTGACATCGCCAACTGTTAGGAACTCACGATGCTGCTTGTGATCGCAGTTCCACATCACGAGGGATGACCAGTTCTTTCTTGGATACACAGTCTGAACCTGTCCATCCATCTTGATGGTTTCAGTCGGTGCATACTTGTGCTTCACGCAACCTAGTGCCTTCGATGAGACTGGAAAGGTATCGAACAGTTCACCGATGTCGGACCTGACAAACATGTCGCAGTCCATGAAGAGGGCAAGCCCGCTCCCTTGGTTGAGGAATGGAACAAGGAAGCGGGTGAAGCTGAACTCCGTTGAGAACGGCTTGCCATCGAACATGTCAACTGGGCGATGCCCCTCTGAAAGAGAGACACCGCGCCAGTACATTCCAGCCCTGCGAACCTCCTCCTGTACAATTGGTACGATGTTGTAGACGCTTTTTGATTTGTTGATGATGGTCTGTCTTAGTACGTCATAGTAGACGGCTTCTTTCTTGTCGAAGCCGATGTACACAGTAGGAAGCTTGCGAATGTACATGATATTCTGTTACTTGATCTCGACCTTAGTGGTATGAGAATCCTCTTCCTCACTAGTGGGAATAACCTTTAGGGTTATCTCAAGAATACCATTCCTAAGCTCAGCACCCTCTACATCAAGGTCCTCGCCAACATACAGGCTCAGCTTGAATGGCTTGGTATGGATGTTGTCGTAACCATAAAGGTTGTACTTTCCAAGTTTTCCGTAGGCAAACAGAGGCTCTGACATCAGATCCCCTACTGGCTTCGTAGCACCATTCTGGCTGGCAATCGTAAGAACACCATCGTCAGTGTAGGTCACCGAAAGATCGCTCTTCTGGTAGCCA